AACCGCGCGATTGCGCAGCAACTCGATGAACGAGACGTTATCGGTCGCGACGAGATAGCCGCCGGCCGAGGCTGGCACTACCGTCAGGTCGCGCTGCATCACGTCGCGGATCGCCCGACCGGCCGTGCTGTTCGCGGCGAAGGTCGCGCCCCGCTGGTAGGCCACGCTGCGGTCCTGCACCTCCAGCGGTACGTAAAACCGCTGCGGATCCGGCACCTTGTTGAGCCGCTTCGCGATCTCCCGCGTGCACTCGAGCTCGAATCCGGCGTTCGTCCAGTTCTTGTCGACGGTCGCCTGAATCGCCTTGAACAGGCTGAATCGCTGCGTCTCGCGCTGCGTCAGGCCGAGTTCGCTGGCCGGGCGCTCGGTCGCCTTGGTCCGCTGCGCCACGATGTCGGCCGCCTCGTTGGTGATCTCGGCGAGCGGCAGGCCGGAGCCGATCCAGTAGTCGCGGATCGAATCGTCGATCTTGGTCGCCCGGCACATGTTGGCGATTGCCGTATGCCGGTCCTTTTCCTGCGCCATCGCGTTCTTCTGCTCGGCACCGTTTGGAACGGTCTTGTTCTCGGCGCTTACGCCCGCCGAAGCGTTGACTGAATCAGTCACGGCTGCACTCCTCTCGGCGGAAATCGCCGGGTTGATGGAACGAATGGAAACCTCGAACTCTTGCCCGCTCGCACGCCCGAAACCGACGGACGGATCGGCCGGCACCGTCACGATTGAAACCTCGTAAGGCTCCCAATCAGTGACGCGGATTTCATTGGTCTTGCGGTCTTCTTCCGCCTCGTGGATGCGATAACCGACGGAGACGTTACGCAGCCCGCCGTTCAGCATGGCGGCGACCTCGGCCGCTCGCGCCGTATCGAACAGATGCGCATCCACATTGAGACGACGATCGGCTACGCGGCCGGCGTCGATCATGCCGATCGGGTCGTCCCAGTCGTGATTGAACAGCAGCGGCACCGCCTGGCGCGTCATCCGTTCGAGTCGAATCGCGCTCGGCTCGTGGGAAAGGATCTCAGTCCCGAACCAGCGTTCCACCGGCTGCTCGGATGACAGGCTAAAGCTCAGTCTCTGAGCCTCGCCCTCCTGGCGCGCCTCGAGCGGGCGCAGATCGGCCTCCCGCAATTGCAACGGGAATGATCGCTTGTCGGTCATTGATCTATCTCCTGCGGGCGAAAATACGCGCAACGCTATCCGGCTCCGGTTCCGGCTCCGGCTCAGGTGCGGGCGCTGGCGTGGGCTGCGGCTCCGGTTTCACGTACACATCCGGCGACGTATCGAAGGTCAAATCCAATTCGGCCATCTCGTCGAGTTCGCGCCGGCGTGCCTCGAAGACTTCCTCTGCATCGCGGCCCTGCTGGTCGCTTTGCGCGATGACATCGGCAACCGTCGTGAATCCCGCCTTGACCGCTTCCTTGTAGGCGTCGACCTCCTTCGTCGGATCGACCCACGACCAGCCGCGCGGTTTGAATGCGACCGTCTCGAATTTGGACGGATCGAGCCAGTATTCCGACGGTGGCACGCCGTCGATCGCCGTGACCATGACCGCCTGTTGCAGCCAGACCCGGTGAATGCGCTCGCGGAATGAGCGAATGAACCACTGCTGCAGAGCCCGCCAGTTATCGCGATCCTCGAGCAGCGCCAGGCGCGAGCTCGAATAATTCGACTGCGAGTAATCGCGCGACAGGCTTTCATAGGAAACGCCCGTGCCGGCGGCCATCTCGCGCAGCATGTAGCGCAGAAACGGATCCAGCGCCGTGTTCGGCCGGTTCGGGTTGACGAAATTGAGCTTCTCGCCAGGTCGCAGAATTTCGACCATGCCCGGTTCGAGCGGCAACGTGAACTTGCCGTCCGGCTGCTCCTCGCCGAGCGCGCCCGCTTCTTCCATCGTCTCGATGGTGCCGAAATACATCGACGCGGCCCGCGCCGCGACAATTTCCGCCTCCGTGTAGCCGTCGATGTCGGCGAGCTTGCGAATCACGGCATGCATCCACGGCTCGCCGCGCACTTGTGGCCAGCGATCGATCAGCCGCAAATGGATGATCTGATCGGCCGGCACGCGTTCGAAACGGTCCGTCTCACGGACGCCGATACGGAGTTCGCCCGGATGCAGCGCGCGCAGCCAATAGGCGATCGGTCGGAAGTAGCGGTCTACTTCGATCCCCTGAATGAGCCGCGCGTCCGAGGCACGCGGCCCCGGTTCGGCGATGGAGTCGCCGAGCCGTTCCGGTTCGATCAGCTCGAGCGCCAGCGGGACGCGCGACTTGCCGAAGGGCGCGAAGTGCAGGCGGATGATGAGTTCGCCCGCCTCGAATACCTGCCCGACCGCGAACCGCTCGAGCTCGCAAAAGTGCAACTCGCCGCCCGTGTGGCAGCTATCCGCGTCGCACCATTTCCAGAACTCGTCCGCGATTGCGGTATTAACCGACTTGCGCAACTCGCCGCGCGTCGACTTGACGCCCGGCTGCATGCCGATCCCGGTTCCGATGACGTTATCTACAACGATCTTTTTTGCCCGCTTGGCATAGGCGGAATCGCGCACCAGCGCGCGCGAACGGTCCCGCATGGCAGCCAAACTCGAGCGCAGCTCGGCATTCGCGCTGCTGCTTCCGATTCCGATGCCAGGGTTGATGCGTGACGGGCGCGCGGAGGCGTACATGCGGGCCGCCGGCGCTGGCGGCGTTGGTGCGATGAATTGCGCAATAGTGCGGCGGAGGCGCTTAAATACGGATGAATCGTGCATATAGCCGCCTCGGATTGCCGAGCCCTGCCGCCATCGACGCCGACTGCTGTTCCTTCAATACTTCGAGCTCCCATTTCGAGCGCTCAGCCAGCAATTCCGCCCGCGACCACCGCGACAGCGAGCGATTGCCGAGCGAGTAGCTCGCCGCCTGAATATTGGTCGGATCGCGCAGATAGGCGTCGATCATGTCGAGCACGACCCGCGCCGTGCTGCGGTGATCGACATTGCCGCCCGCCGCCGGATTCGGCCGGACTTCCGTCCAGCCGTCGTCGATGGTCGCTCGCGTCTCGTCGTCCGTATTGACGACGTACAGGTGCCACCGATACCGGCCGGCGGTATAGGCCGCCGTAATGACCGACGGAACGCTGACCGTATGCGTATCGCCTGAGGCGACGGCATTGACCGTAAAGCTCGCGGTCCCGTTCTCAAAGGACCATGTCGCGGACCACAGCGACGCGGGATAGTCGGCGAGGTCGACGGACCAGCGCCACGTATCTCCGGCGAAAGCCGTGGCCGGCGGTTCGGATGTCGTCATGGTCATTTCATCTCCAACGCATGACCCAATTCGACGGGCGCCGGGCTGGCGCCTGACTGCGCGGCCGGCGGAAGGCTTCGGCCGGCGGCAGTTCCGGCTCCGGTTCATGCTCCGGCTCCGGTGCCCGCTCGAGGGTCGGCTTTTGTTCCACATGGAACGTCTGCCGGCGCGCCAGCAGTGCCGCCCCGCCACGGCCGATCATGGCCGCGTAGGCGTACACGAACGTGTCTAACTGCTCGTTACGCGCACCCGCACTGCGGAGCTTGAATCGCCGTTCGCGCCGGCCATGGACGAACTTGTCGACGATCGTCTCGGCCGTGAGCTGGTCGACGGCGCCCTCATCGGCTGTCGCGTCCAAATGGACGTAGCCCGGTCCCGGCTCCGTGATTCGCTTGAGCCGCCCGTAAATCACGTCCTTGATCGTGTCGACGCCAATCAGGAACAGCGACACCGCCATGCGCCCGGCCCGCGAGACTTTCTTCGGCCAGGCGAGTTTGCCGAATCCCGCCGTACCCTTGACCGCCCACACCCGGAAACGGCGCCGCTTCGAGCAGTAGTCATAGACGTGCTGAGTGTGCTGACCGCCGGAGTCGACCGCACAGGCTTCGACAATCAACGTCCGCCCGTCGTCGGTCCGGTACTTGCGCTTGAGCAACTCGTCATGCTCCGCCCATAGCGCTGCGCCGCCCGGATCGCCGCGCAGGACGTGATGCGCTACGCGCCAGCACTCCTCCTCGTGACCCCATCCCCACACGGTCGACTCGATCCGGTCCGTCTGGACGTCGGTCCCCTGCGTGATGAGGAGCACGCCCGCCGGCAGCGATTCGGCCGTGTATGACTCACGCCGCGCCAGCAGCCCGGCCGGCTCGAGCGTTTCGCCCTCGTCTTCCCACGACTCACCGAGGCTCGTGTTGACCCATACGCGCAGCGTCTCGGGAAACTGCTTGGCCCGCAGAAAGTCCGCCACGACTTGCCGCCACGGCTGCCACAGCGAGTACAGGCCGGAGAGGTGAAAGCCGGCAATCCCTTTGCTCGGAGCAGTCGTCCGCCATTCGCCGCGCAGGAACATCCACAGCTTTTGCCGTTCCTCGATCAGCCCGCCGCAGTGCTTGCAGACATAGGCGCAGCGCTCCG